GGAAGAGCATATGATCCCGACGTTTATCAACAGCGCGGTGTTTATCGTATACAAGATGTTGACTTTGATTTGACGCAGTTTGGTTTGTTTTTGAACAACGATACCTTGTTTATCACGTTCCATTACAATGACATGATTGACACGATTGGTCGCAAGTTGATGTCCGGCGATGTGTTAGAAGTTCCGAACCTCAAGGATCCAGACCCGCTCGACGCAGCCATATCCCGGGCGCTGCCCAAGTATTATGTTATACAAGACGCATCGTATGCCAGCGAAGGCTTTAGCCAAACTTGGTTACCACACTTGTGGCGCGTCAAAGCAACACCACTGACCAATGCACAGGAGTATCAAGAGATTTTAAACAAGCCGCTGATAACCGAAAACATCTGGGACCCGGGTGCTTTTTGGACTCAAGGAACTGTGGTTAATGATGGGAACCTGTATTATCAAGCAGCGCAGAATGTACCACCGGGTACCGAAATTTCAAACACTGTGTACTGGACTCCGATAGATCCGCCTACCATTGCTGATGAAGCTGCTACCAGAAACAAAGATTTACAAATCAATGACGCACTGTTAGCGCAGGCCGAGATTGATGTTCCACTCAGTGGGTACGACGCTGTTAAGTTTTATATCTTCCCTACCAATCCGGACGGAACACCGGCCAATCCGGCCGGTGTCACAGTCGATAACAGCAATGTCACAGTTGATGGCATCTACCCCAACGCATCAGCTGCGCCGCAGACCCCATCAGGCGATGGCTACACCATGGGTTACTTGACCGGTGATGGCGTTGCACCCAATGGATTACCAGTGACGCCGGGTATATCGTTCCCGTCAGCACCATCTGATGGGCAATATTGCTTGCGTTTAGATTACTATCCTAATCGATTGTTTAGATTCTCCGGGCGGGCCTGGATCAAGATTGAAGATTCGGTCAGGACTGATCTCACTAACGGGCCCAACAACGAAACCCTGCGCTCAAGCTTTGTTAACAATACATACACTGTGGAAACAACTGACTTGGGTAATATACCAAGTCGTCAGAGTCTCAGTGAAATTCTCAAGCCCAGGGCCGACAACGGCGATGACGGCGGAGATAAGCCACCAAATCCAAGACCGCCAGGACGTTAAACATGCAACAGTATTTTTTTGATGCCCAAATCCGCCGCTTTATGCTGCAATTTGCTCGAATCTTTTCTAACTTCCAAGTTGAGTACGGTGGGCAAAATCCCGAGACTGCCACCCTGGTGCGTGTGCCAGTACGGTATGGCGATGCCAGTCGGCAAGCTCAGACTATTATCCAAGAAAACTCAGCCAATTCGCTACCATCAACCCCGCTGATCACTTTCTACATTACTGCATTAGACTATGATCGACCTCGCTTGCAAGAGCCGTACTTTGTGAACAAGATTGCAGTGCGGCAGCGCACATACGATCCAGAGTCAGAAACTTACGAAACAACCCAGGGCAATGCATTTACAATTGAACGCTTGATGCCTGTGCCTTACAAGTTAACAATCAGTTGTGATATTTGGACGTCAAACACCAATCAAAAGTTTCAACTGTTTGAACAAATTGCAACCTTGTTTAATCCAGCACTGGAAATTCAAAGTACCGACAATTACATCGACTGGACCAGTTTGAGCGTATGTGAACTTGATCGTGTAACATGGACCAGTCGCTCGATTCCGCAAGGCACCGAGAATCCAATTGACATCATGACCATGCAGTTCTCTTTGCCCATTTGGATCTCAAGTCCGGCCAAGGTCAAGAAGCTGGGTGTAGTAGAAAAAATCATTGCGTCAGTGTTTGATGCAAAAGGCGATGCTGTTAATGCCATAACAAATAGTGATTTGCTGTTGGGCACACGCCAGCTATTAACTCCGTATGGGTATCAAGTTTTGTTAATTGGTAACAAGTTGCAAGCACTGAAACCTAGTGCAATTGTTAATCCCAATAATGCCAGTGTGGATCCTCCGCAGTCGCCTCCTAGCAATGTGTTTTGGCAAGCTGTGGTAGGCATGTACGGTACACTGCGACCCGGTATTAGTCAAATTAGACTAGATAGTCAATGGGGCGATACCACAGAGATTGTTGGGCTTGTTAGCTATGATCCAACCGATGATAGATTTTTGTTATTCGAAGTAGATGCCGAAACACTGCCTCAGAATACACTAGATCCAATCACAGCCATCATTGATCCGTTACTGAGTGCACCGGGAGTGGGCCTACCTGTTGCTGCTGTGGGCACCAGGTACTTGTTGTTGGACAGCATTGGCAGTTATTCAAATCCTGTTCCGGCACCGGCCTGGGGCAACTTGGTTGCCGAAGCCAATGACATTGTGGAGTTTGATGGTTCGTTTTGGTCAGTTGCGTTTGAATCACAACAGGGCGTAAATGTACAATTTGTCACAAACATCACCACAGAGATACAGTACAGGTGGACCGGCACTAAATGGGTCAAGAGTTTCGAGGGATTATACCCAGGCGGAGACTGGAGTTTGGTACTGTGAACGCAGTAGGCGTGGGCGTTTGGTTTTATAGTTTAAAAACTAATCGGTACTTGTACCTGTTGCGCAATGATCCTAGGTATCCAGGCACATGGGGTCTCCCCGGAGGGAAAACTGAAGCCGGAGAAACTCTCATTGATGCTATCACTCGGGAATGCCACGAGGAGATGGCGTGCATGCCTGACTACATACGCATGGTTCCGTTAGAGCAGTTTACAACACTAGATGGCAATTTTGTTTATCATACTTTCTTTTGTTGCATTGCCGATGAGTTTGCACCTACACTCAATCACGAGCACCTGGGCTATGCCTGGATAGACAGCATGTCTTGGCCCAAGCCCATGCACCCCGGCTTGTGGAACACTGTGAACTTTGATGCAGTGCGTGGTAAAATTGAAAGTATTAAAACTGCTGTTCAGATATCACAGTAACTAACAAAATCTCGATACTCAAGGTTTCGAAAATTACGATTGTAGCGCCAGGCATCCGGCATGTTTGTCACAGTGCCGATAAAGAAAAAGTCCACATCATTATAAGTCTGCATCACCTGGTTAATGTCATTGATCCAATTAAACGTACCGGCCACAGTATCATTATTGTACCCGATCATGAAAACCTCTTTGTGCCCATCAAATGCAGCAATGTACATGGGCAGAGCCAACAGATCTAGTCTAGGATTAAACGGGATCAGATAAAACTCTCCCGGATTCAAAACACAATTTGTAGCGTTGGTGTATACAATGTTTTGCTCGGTATACTTCTTTTCAATCATTACGTCGAGCCCGGACTTGTCAAGCTCTATTGTAAAGTCTGCTCGCATGTCGGTCCAAATATCCCCGGCAACGTAAGTTTGTAACTTCTTTTTGCCCATGAGCCCGCCCCGGTGGCGTGGTAAGATAGTATGATCAAATCGGTCTCGATCAGCGCGTGAGCCAATTACTGCGGCTCGTTTACTGATATGATGATTTTGGATTGGGTTATCGACCCACTCTCTCTTTTGTTCTCTTCGACCATTGGTGATACGTGTTTCGACGATAACAAACTCGCCTTGATAATCTTCACGATATTGTTTTTGCATTAGACACGGCCGACCACGACTTCAATAACACCTTCAGTTTCACTGTCAAAGTGTTGAAGACTTTTGCCAATAACTGCGCCAGGGCGCCAATCTTCTAGTGCCAACCGGGTAGCAACGCCAGCGGTGTTGCTTGATGTAACTAGATCACCCTTGGCAATAGTACCAATCACACGACACGGTACTCGACCTTGTAGTGCAACCGGGAGTCCGTCGGTACCGGCATTCATGATATAAGCCGGATTAGTGGACACTACACCCGCAACATCAGTCTGTGCATATGCAGTAGTTTGTGTTATTTCATCGGTACCGCCGAACGCAACACAGGTGCCCGGCGGATAATTGATATTGTCTGTGGTATACAACTCGGCCAAGTCAGCGTACTGTGCAGAGGTTGCTTTGGCAAATACTGTGTTGAAGTACAGAGTTGATGATCCAATATTACCAACGGCATTGCCATTCGCATTGACAATGCCGCCCAGGGTCACTAATCCAGTGCTCACCGACAAGTTGCCACCGGTGATGTTACCGGTGACTGCAAGCGATGTTAATGTACCCACTGACGTGATATTAGTTTGTGCTGCTGTAGTTAATGTGCCAACTATGCTAGTGCCACTCAAGTTGCCAGCAGTGATGTTGCCGGTTGTAGATAGTGTATTACTTCCCCAAGCAGCTAATAATGTATTAACGTTGGCGTTGGTATAGCCTGCCGGCAAACCAACAAGCTGGCTTCCATTACCAATAAAGTAACTTGATGTAGTGATGTTGCCGGTCGCCACGACTTGAGCACCAGTGTTTAGATTACCACCAGTAATGTTGCCAGTAACTGCAAGCGATGTTAATGTACCCACTGACGTGATATTAGTTTGTGCTGCTGTGGTAAGTGTGCCAACAATGCTAGTACCACTCAAGTTACCACCGGTGATGTTACCTGTAACTGCTAGACTTGTTAATGTGCCAACTGAGGTAATGTTAGTCTGAGCCGCGGTGGTAAGTGTGCCAACAATGCTAGTACCACTCAAGTTACCACCGGTGATGTTGCCAGATACCCCTAATGTGCCTGTGATATTGGCGCCAGTGCTAGCAAAGACTGCAACATTTGATGTACCAGCAACACTCACAGTAGCATTGCCACCCGAACTTACAATTTTGACGTTCGATGTTCCGCTTTGTATACCGGTAGCATCGACCCCTGATAATTGGCTACCGTTACCTAAAATATAGTTACCAGTAATATTACCACTTGCTGTGATCCCGCTAGTTCCATCTAGTGTAATTGACATTGTTATTGATCCATGAGTTTTAAATATTTATAGAGATTAAAAACTTTGTACATACAGAGTTGACGATGAAGGTACTGTAATAATCGATCCATTAGCAATAATCATTGGCGAAATCACCACGCTATTGGTATTAGCCGGTAGTGTTGCGCTTAAGGTCAAAGTTTTTGGGGTAGTTATAAGTCCATTAATATATAATTGCCCCACACTTGTCTCAGTAATATTTCCACTACCTCCAACAGAAACAGTGACATTACCATCTGGATAAACATAGACATTACTGGTACCATTTGTAATAGTGTTGCCAGCTGCGGCGATAACACCAGTTAAGTATGCACCATTGCCAATATAATAATTGCTGGTGCTGATATTGCCAGTAGCAGATACCACCCCGGCAGTGATTAAATTTCCGCCTGTTACGTTACCAGTGAATGTACCTGTTGTGCCCGAATGTGTGGTGCCTTGTACATTGCCACTAGTGATGTTACCTGTAACTGCTAATGATGTTAATGTACCAACACTAGTGATATTAGTTTGAGCTGCTGTGGTTAAGGTACCGACAATGCTGGTTCCCGACAAGTTGCCGCCTGTGATATTACCAGTGACCCCTAATGTACCAGTAATGTTTGCGCCAGTGCCAGAAAACACAGCAACATTAGATGTACCTGCAACTCCGACAGTGACATTGCCGCCACTGCTGACTACATTTACATTGCTGGTACCATTGCTGATTGAATTTAAGCTAAGTCCGGTGACCCCAATTGTAACTGACTTTGCGGATATGTTGCCTGTAATTTGAATATTTGTGCCGGCAGTAAGCGTTAGTGTGTCACCAACAGTGGTAGCAATCACCGCTGTACCGTTGGCATACACGTTACCAAATGCAAATGCAGAATTCTGCTCAAATGTTAAAGAAGTTGTACCAACTACAATTGGATTGTTTGTGGTCAGTTTCCATTGAGAGTCTTTATAAGTAGTACCTTCGGTTACCATTACAATCATGCCGGCAGCAACTTCTCCTGTTGCATCTGCATCTATTGTGCGTGACCAGGTTCCGTCGACTCCTGTTCCCAGGATAGTAACATAGTAAAGACCGTTTTGAGAAGCTGTACTTTGACCTGCAACTAGGATTCGATCTGCTAGAACCAGGGTCACCCCATCCACTACAGTAGGAGCACCTCCACTCAAGGTTATGCTAGACAACGTAATTACACGAACTGCCTGTTTGTAGTCAATATTGCTGATCTGATCAGCTTTGATACGTGTTAATCCCATTATTCTGCCTTAACGATCAGATATTTATCCAAAAAAATAGGGCTGTTACAACAGCCCTATTGTTCAAGTCTCTACTATTTAAAGTCGACCAACAACAACTTCGATAACTCCATCGGCACCATCAAAGTCAGCTAGTGCCTTGCCGATTACGGATCCGGTAGCAGGGTTTTCTTCTGCACGGGCACGTCCATCGCCTGTGGCAACCATCAGGTCTCCCTTGCGTACTATGCCAGTTACC